TATGCCATAGTTGCTTCCTCCTTTTGCTTGTTTATAAATCATAATTAACTTGTTGTCACTGTCTTAATTTGAAAATCTGAAACATTCCATTCCTCTGTAGTAGCTATGTACGTTGTAGTGTATCCTCCTGCAACAAATCCATCAGTGCTACTACCTGCTCCACCCATTCCATCTTTTGAAGCAGAAAGATCTGCAACTTCTGTCCAAGACGTGCCATCCCATGATTCAACATTAGCTCTTCTAGGTGGATCTGTAGTTCCACCTGCTAAAATCGCATCTGTGTAAGTTCCAAGTCCTGTTCCTAAAAATCTTGCTGTATTCATATCTGTGGTTGCTGTCCATGATGAACCATCCCATTCTTCTACGAGTCCTTTATTAGGAGCTCCTCCTCTTCCCATACATAATTGAGCGGTTGTAGTTCCATTTGCAGCTCCCGTTGTCATTCCGTTAGTATTTAAATCTGATAATTCTGTCCAAGATGAACCATTCCAACTTTCATTTGCAGCTATATAAGAAAAACTAGGTGGAGGTCCAAAACCTCCGAAAACTAGGCCAGCAGTAGCTGTGCCACCGCCGCCGTGATAAGAAGTGACAGTGTTTCGTTCTGCAACTTCGGTCCAAGAACTTCCATCCCAAGATTCAACAGCACCCGGCATTCCTGTTCCTGGAGTAATTAAAGATCCAGTAGGAGCTATAGCAGCCGTTACAGATCCAAAACCACCTTGAGTTATAGTTCTTGCTTCATTTAAATCTCCAACTTCAGTCCACGATGTTCCGTTGTATTGTTCATTTAGCGCTTGAGTAGGAGGACCTGATGTTGTTCCTCCAAAAATCATACCAGATGAAGATGAAGCTCCAGATCTGCCTCTTTGACCAGACGCAGTATTTAAATTACCACCAGAAGCCCATGACCCAGATCCTGCCCCAACATTTTTAAATTGTCCTGTTGTAGAGTTGTAGTAAAAGTCTCCAATGATCGCGTTTGAGTAATCTGCTGCTGGTGTTGATGGTGGTAGACCTGAGAAAGTCCATTCTTCTGTAGCATTTTGTTTACCTGGAGGTGCGTCTCCACCTACAACTAATGCAGATGAGGGTGAACCACCAGCTGATAAATCCCATCTAGCTGTTGCTAAATCTGCTACCTCAGTCCATGCAGAACCATTCCACGCTTCGTTTTGAGTTGCTCCAGCGTTAGGACCATAATTATATCCTCCAACTACATAACCATCTGAATTACTTGTTCCATAACCAGCTAATTGTGTTCTTGTTGTGCTTATATCTGATACCTCTGTCCAACTTGATCCGTTAAAACTTTCTGCGTTTCCAACATCATTACCTGATGCAGTGGATCCTCCCGCCACTATACCTGCGGTATAAGTTGCTCCAAAACCACCAAGATAAATTCTTGCTGTATTTAAATCTCCTGTTTCAGTCCACGCTGAACCATTCCATTGTTCTGTTAATCCTGTTTGACCAAAAGGTGATCCTGGACCACTAGTGCTTCCAGCAACAATCACCACTGCTTCAGCATTAACTCCCCAACCATAGCCACTGTATCTAGCTGAGTTAGCCTCTGCAATTTCAGTCCATGAAGAACCATTATATTCTTCTGTTGATGGTTGAGTTCCCGGAGGTGCATAACCACCAGCTGCTATTGCGGATGTTTGTGTCCCTCCACCTGAAGTTCGACTTCTTGCTGTATTTAAATCTCCTGATTCTGTCCAAGAAGAACCATCATACTCTTCCGTTGCCCCAGTTGGAGATGGAGCTTGACCTCCAAAAACCAAACCTAAAGTTGCGCTTCCATGTGAAGCAGAAGCTAATTGTCCTCTTGCTGTGTTTAAATTTCCTCCAGATGAAAAAGCTCCTGCATAAGGATTATCTGCCAATGCTTGTGCATACGGTGTTGGATCTTCTGTACGGGTTTGAACTTGGAACCCCTTTATACCTTTATAATCAGACATAGCTATTATTTATCCTTTAATAGCCAACCTTGAGTAGAGTCTACGTAAACCAATGTAAAACCAGCTCTCTCGGTTGACACTGTTAAATCTGCTGCAGAACCCTGTATGTTGTGTGAGTTTCTTCCTACTGTTAAATTGTTAGTATCAAAAGTACCTGCGTAATCTATAAAAGTTATTTCATCACCAATAGTTGCTGATGATGGTAGTGTTGCCGTGAAAGCTGCTGATGTTGTATTACAGAAATATCCTTCACCTGCTACTGCAGTAAAGCCTGAAGTTTTAACAGCTTGGTATGATGTACCACCAGATACTTCAGCAAAAGATAATTGACCAACACCTGTTGTGCCTGAACCTGATACCGATGCAACTTTTAAAAATCTGTCTGCTGTAACATTTCCTGTAGGGAATTTTAATTCGTATGATTGACCAGACGAGTGGGGCGGAGAGGTCAGCTTGATACCGTGGGAGTTGGACTCACAGTTAAGTTGAAGTGAACCTGGATTTGTTGCACCAAGAACTTCAAATAAACCTGTTCCTTTAGGTCCAACTTTTAAATTTATATTAGAGTCACCGCCTGTTGCTTGAATTGATGGTGAGTTACCAGTTGCAGCGTTTGTTATATCTATCTGGTTTACTGCTGATGATGTTGTTTGAAATATAATTTGTTCGTTTCCGTTCTCATCGTTAATTCCATGTGCATCATCAAAAGCTATGTTGAAACTATTAGTATCTAAATCGCCACCTAATTGTGGTGATGTATCATCTACAAGATCTCCACCCGTTTGAATTTCGATCATTTTAGGATTTGTAGTATCAGGGTTTCCTGATGCAAAAATTATTTTAGTTGTTTTTGTTGTAGCAGAAAAAGTAAAACTATCGCCAGATCCTGTAGCGTATTTAAATTGTACTGTGTAAGCACCTGATGTTGAATTTTTTAAAATGTAAAAGTTTTGAACGTCGTTAGGAATTGTAACAATCTGATTACCTGTAATTGAACCTGTAAACTCTATCATTCGGTGTGCAAGAACAGCACCTGTTGATCCGTCTGATACTGATAACGCAGTTGTTTGTGCTCCACCAGCAATTGATTGTTGAGTAAAACCACCAGCTATCTGTTCAATAATATCTAAGTTGGTATTAGTCTTCGTTCCCCATGTACCGGCATTTTCGCCAGTAGCCATTTTTTCTATACCCAAAGGTGTAAATGTTGATGCCATATTAAGCTGCTTCTCCTGTTACATCGTTATAGCTCGTATTTGAGCCAGTTGCAACATCTGAATACGATGTATTCGAACCCGTTGAAACATCACTATATGATGTGTTACTTCCCGTGTCAATATCTGCGTAAGCTTTAATAAATGGTACTCCTACGCTTGCCGTAGCTGATTGACCTGTTAATCCTACTACTTGATCTTTTGGATCTATTGATCCTACGGCACTAGAGAAAGATACACCAGTTAAGCCCATAACTTGATCTGCTGGATCTATTGCTCCTACAGCAGCTGTAGCAGCTTGACCTGTTAATGTAATAGCCACAGAACCTGTTCCTAATATTGTACCTAAACTAAAGTCTGCTTGTACCCCTGTTAAAGTTACATCTTCGTTTGGTACAACAACTGATCCTTGTTGAGATGTGATTGAAAAACCAGTAGGGAAAACAGCTGTTCCAACAAAGGCGATTGAAGTGCCTAATGTTGAAGTCATTGATAATCCTGTTAATGATACATCTTCGTTTGGTGCAACCGCTGTTCCTAAACTTGCAGTAGCTTCTTGTCCTGTTAGACCTACAAACTGATCTGCAGGATCTACTACTCCGATTGCTGATGTTATAGATTGACCTGAGATAGTTGGTGTAACAGAAACATCAGGTGTTACTGTTCCTTGAGCAGATGTAATCGAGAAGCCAGTGACTGATACTGATTTAGGTATAACTGGTGATATAGAACCAACTGATCCTGTGAAAGAATTTCCTGATAATGTAATATCAGCAGTTCCTGTTAATGTTAAAGAGCCAACACTAAAAGTTGAAGATAATCCTGTTAAGGTAATTGTTTCGTCAGCAAGTTGTCCCCAACCACTATCACCCCATGCTTTTGCACCCCAACCGGTTGCAAGTAAAGCATCTTCATTCCAATATGCTTGTCCCCAGGTGAATCGACCCCATCCTGATTGAACCGACATAGTGGTCCTCCTATGCTAATCTTATGATTGCGTTTGATGCGTCTGCTGCAGGAAACTGAATTGTAAAAGTTCCGTTAGTCGCTGTCTTATCTGAGCCGAATGCAATTATACAAACAGAGTCAGTAGTGTTAGAACCACCGTTTGTTGTTGTGTTGTATATCATTGCACCGTTTGCTGTGAAAGAAGCTGATGAAAAAGAAACATCAGAAAAATCTGTAAACGCTGTTGTTGAAGATAAAGAGACTCCAGCATTTGTTAAAGCTGCCCCGCCTGCTGTGTATGCAGATCCGGATGTATTTGTAATTTCTTCAGAAGTTGAATAGTCAGTTGTAGCTGCACCTAAACTTGCATCACTATCAAATAAAGCTATTTTAAAAGTGTGTCCACCAGATGATTCGAAACTGTGTTTACCTTGTAAAAGTTCTTGTTTGAAACTTGAACATATTGCTGATGTAATTGCCATATCTTATCTCCTTAAGGGTTCGTTGATGGTATTGATAATCTAACAGCTCCGTCGGTATAATCGTCTCGTCTTCTTCTGCCGATTTGTTCAACACCAAACTTATCTACTTCTTGTTTATACTTTTGCTCGTATAATGTCAACATATCTGCTGGGCCTTTTAAGAAGCCATAAGTCTCTGCCAAACAGCAATATAATAGGCCATTTGGGAAGTTTAAACTGATATAATTAGTAGTGTTATCTGAGGCCAAAGTAGCTGGCATCTTATTATAGTGCACTCTAAATTTGTATGTGCTGTCTGGTGTAGGGGATAAATATATACGTCCAGAATTGGTATCGCCATCTCCTGTAGCACCACCGAAAGAAGCATAGTATTTTGGTTTACCTCTTTTTGAAGACTCTGTTGACGAAATATATTCTTGTAAATAAGTAACGTCTTTTTTCTCTAAATAAGTATTCGCACCTGTTGTTGCACTTGTAGAATCATAAACTTGAATACCTCTAATAAACAATGATCCTCCTGGAGCATTTATGCTTTCTTGCCCTGTAACTAAATTTCCTGTTTGTTGTTTTCTATCTGCATCGATAGGAACATCACGCATAATTCTATATTGTGCGTTTAAAATAATATTCTCTAAAATATCAGTTGTTAAAACATTTGAATCTACTTCTGTGTAGTTTCTAATTTGTGTAATTAATCCTGAATAACTTAATCCTGCCATTATGGTGTCAATGTTACCGGTCCAGCCGTAACTAACATTCCTCCTGATTTTTCTGTTACGTTAGGAGTTGATCCTAACACAAAAGTATAATTATTTGTACCTGTTACTGTTATACTAAATCCTGAAGCATTTTCAAATGCTGTAAAAGCTACACCTCCAGGTGATCCATCAACGTTTCTAAATCTAACCGTATCTGAGCTAGATCTGCCGTGACTAGGTTCTGTCACTGTAATAGTAGTACTACCAGAGGTAATATTAAAAGGATTACCAGGCAATAAACGATCTGTAGCTGGTTCTGTTCTATCTGGTTTTGCATTTTCTAGTCCTACTGGATCAGCTCCATGAGGCTTTGGTTGTAGCTGTGGTTGTTTAGGTTCAAACTCTGAAACATGAACTCTAGCTCCATTCCACTCTCTAACCATTTCTTTGTATGGAAATGCCATACCAGATCTATCTGATATGAATTGAGCGTGTTTACCTTTTGCAAAATTAGACATTTGGATAATAAGTTTTTGGGGTTATGAAAGAACTTGAAGATGATCCATCTTCCGCTAAAGCTCTTTGTAATTCATCTTCGTAATATAATTTCATTTGTTGTGATAACTCAGGTTTAAATTTTTGTGCTAAATAAAAAGCTAGTCCAGATACCATACATGGCACAAATCTATATGGAACATCTGTTGCATTTGTATAGTCTCCAATGTCTTGTATTCTTTTTACAAAATAGTAATTAATTTTATCACCAGCTTGAGAAGATCCTGGTGTTAGATATAAAGTAATTGTTACCTTATCTATAAATCTTTGAACATAATATTGTGAAGGTTGACCTTCAGAAGTTTTATTAGAAAGAGCTTGATACGTAGATCTATTAATTTTTGTAAGAGGTGAGTCAACATTTGAAGAGTTTCTGTATACAGCTTCTAATATATCATCCACACCAAACACTGCAGTAGCATCAGATGTGCCGTCTGCAGAAGATCTGAACATAGTATAAACTGCTTGACCATCAACTAATGTAATTGAATTGTTTCCTATTTGCCAATAGTGAAGTCCTCTATTACCCCACTCTTGAAATAGAATATTAAGAGATCTTCTTGCTTGACGTAGCTGATTACCAGAAACACTTTGTAAACCGATTCTCTCGTATGCTTCTTCTATAATTTCGTCTATAGCAAAATTCTTATCGAATATTACTGTACCCGAAGTAGTATTAGCCATTTAATCTCCTTACTTGTCCAATATAATTGTTGCAGTAGCGTTTGAAATTGCTGATATAGTCATACCACCTTCAAACAAAATACCATCTTCTGCTAAATTATATGAAAACACATCGCCAGCTGGAACATCTACTTGAAATTGTGTAACAGAGTTACCGTCTTGTAAAGTTACTGAACCTGCTGATCCAGTTGAAGCAAGAATAATTCCTCTTAATCTTGTTCTACCTGCGAAGACTGATGTAGCGTCTGTTTTTCTAACTGCTTTTACGTCTGATTTCATTATCCTGTGTATCCTATCGTTACTGAGTCTGTTTGATCTAAATCTAAATAGACTCCTGTTTTGAATCTTATGCCAGAACCAGGAACCATTATATCTAATCCTTCTGATCCAAACTTAACCTGTAATTCTAAAGAACCACCTGTTCCAGTTCCATCATGTAATTTAACAACACCATTAGTTGCTGCATGAGCTTGTATATACGTAACTCTGCATGGACCTAAATTTGTACTACCACCAGTGATAGTTTTGAAATTACCATCTGCTGTTAGTGTTGTAAACTTCTGATCACTTATAAACGATCCGCCGCCTGCCATATTCTTCTCCTATTGGTGCGGGTGGGTATTGAGATCAAAAAGTCTCAAAGTTTCCCACCCACATAATTATTAACTTACTGCTGCACTAAATGGTGTAGCTAAGTTTCCTGTTCCTCCTGTAAATACTTCAACTGCATATTTACCTGAAGCTAAAACAGTACACTCAATTCTAGCATGCGTTACGCCGCCAGTTGTACTTCCATTTAACGTTATAGTGTCAGAAGTAGATGCTGTCACGAATCCTTCCATGTTGTCACTTGTGTCAGTGTCAACGATAGTTGCCATTCCTGTCATAACATCTGTTGCGTTTGCAACTTGAACCACCAAATCTCCTGTTTTCGTGATAGAATTTACGATTGTAAATTTAGCACCAACATTGTTTAAGTTAGTTAAGTCTGCATCTGGTCCTGCAACTCCTGAATCAGCTGTAGCATTAGTTGCTGGTAACGTGTAAGTCACCGCTCCTGCTGCATCATTGTGTACGATTTTTCCAGCGTGGGAATCTACTGTAAGAGCCACACTAGCATCTGCGTCTACAACGTTAGCTGGTCCTGTTTGGATGAATCCTTTTTTGGATATCACCGGACCTGCAAATGTAGTTTTTGCCATATTATTATCCTCCTAGTTTCCGAACATAGTCTCTAGGCCGTCGACTATACGCGTCTATGTTCTAATTAATTGTATAGTGATTATTTTATATAGCAGATTTAAATAAAGTGCAAGAGAGCCCGTGCTTTGGTTTGATTTTTATCCAAGATGTAGCTTTTTGACTAAGTAGCTACAGAAACTTCGGGTGCTGCGTCTTCGATCTTATTAGTTAGATTAGCTATCTTAGCTTCTTCTAACTTAATTTGATTAACAACTTCTCTAATCTTATTGTCAATCCTGACCATATCCAAAGTATATCTTTGGTTGTCACGCTGGTGCACCGCCCACTCTGTTTCGAGACCCCTCTTCGCTTTGTAAAGGTCCCTGATTTGCGTTTGCATCTATAACCTCCTCATAGGTTACCCATATTTTGGACTTATTAATAAATCCATCTTTCTCCCATTTTATATCATTTTTTCCTAGTTTGTCAACTAGTGCATCTTCAAAGGCTTTACTATTATCTTCAGACTCTATGTTGAAGTCAGTATAGTAGCCATATGCTCTGATTTGTACGTGGAAGTTTTTCATGGTTGCCATTTCTTTCTATCATAAAAAAAGGGGACCCGAAAGCCCCCTTTTTAATTAGTTAATCAGATGATTACGCACCTGGTGAACCGAACATACCTCTAGGGTCTGAGAATCCAAATGAATATCTCTCTCTAGCTTTGTATCTTACGTTACCAGTATCGAAGTCACCTTCCATAGCTGTTTTGATCGGTGATCTAACGAACATTTTCATTCCGTTAGGCACGTCTGTCTTGATGAAGAACGCATCAGTGTCAGTTAAGTAGTTGTTCACTACATAACCTTGTGGGATCATTCCCATAGACGCTATTGCGTTTACATCGTTGTCAGCCGTTCCAGTTCTGCCTGCAGACTTCATCAGTCTTTCAGCTGTAAACTGAAGCTCAGAAGGAATAATCATTTTTACTCCTCTTGCTGCAACTTTTAGACCTCTCTCATCTGTGAATGCGTTAATGTCGATCAGAGACTGCTCTAACGATGTTTCGTTAAGATCAGCTGATGTCGCTAACTCATTTGAGAAAGTTCCAGCTATCGTTGGGTGGTCAGTAGCACAAAGCTCCTTACCATCACCACCAGCAAATGAACTGTTGAATGCATTGTTTAATACATTCGCAGCTTTGATCTGCTTAGTGTTTGCCATCGATCTTGCTAAAGCTTTTGTGTATCTAGAAGCTAGTCTATCGTAGAGATTATCTTCGATAGCTTCTTCCGTGATAGCAAATGCTAAAGCAATTGTTTCATGCGTGTATCTAGCTGTGAAAGTTTCTTGTGCGTTGTCAAAAGTTACGCCAGATCCTTCTGGTTTTACTTGAGCTTGCGCGAAACCAGATAACATTACTTCTTCTTCAAAAGCTCTGTCACTGTTTTCTGTGTCGAAAATTTCAGCATGCTGATTCTCGTATCTTTTATATTCCAGGCCGAATAGTGCATTCAATCCTGGCTCTAGTTCTTTAACTAGTTGTCCTCTTGATATTGCCATAATATTATACTCCTATCCTATTATATACCTGTTGTGCCTTTTAAGAAGTGCTCATTTATCATAACCACCAAGTTAACGTTAGCAGAACCTGCTTCGTTATTATTGATGTCTTTTGATATGCCGAGTACTCTTAATTGCGCCGTACCAGTTTTAAGATCTGAATGATCTAGTTCTACTTTCGAAATGAAATTCGGAGTAGCTCCTGATGCGTACACAATATCAGCGTTAAGGCCGACGTCTGCTGCCGCAGTTGCGTCGTCCGATTGTATTTCAAACCTTTCATAAGGGTCATCACTTACAAAGCCTTTAATATCCGTAGCGGTATTAGAGCCTTTTAGGTGATTAGCAAATGTCGGTTTGCTTGTTGATGCGTCAGTAAAGAAAACACCGTTAAGTGATCCTAGTAATGTATCTGTTGCTGCCGCTACAGTTATTGTTCCAGTTGCTGCCATTTCGACAGGGTCGTTCTGGAAAATCGCTGTTGCAGAAGCTGCGATATCATACTCAGATAAACCTTGGTTGTCTCTATTCTGACCAACTTTGCCAATGGGTCTTAATCCAAAAGCTGAGTCTTTATTTGCCATAATGTTGT